GAGGCGGACCCCATGATCGGCACCGAATCGGACGTGCCCGTGCCCACACCGGACAGGAGCCCGGTGAAGCCGCCGTCCGCCATGTGTCGGACCAGGCCGCCACCCGCCATGGTCAGACCACCCGACCCGCCACGGCCCTGCGACACGTTCGACGGGGTGCCGTTGGAGGAGTAGGTGGTGACCACGTTGATCCCGATGAACTTCGGGATCGAGTTGACTGCGTTGGTGATCCCGGCCGCCTGCAGAAGGGTCTGCACGTAGCCGTTGATCGCCGCCGTGATCGGGATGTTCTGGGGCACGCCCATGAGCTTGCGCGCCATGGTGTCCGCCGCTGCCCCGGTGATCCCGAACTGGCCCTCGCTGCGGATCAGGGCGTTGTACGTCCCGTCCATCGTGTTCTGCAGCTGCGCCTGCGAGTCCCCGTTCTTCGCGTCCGCCGCAATGAGCGTGTCCGCCGCCGACGCCACACCCAACAGGGCCGTCTCATTGGCCCGGCCCGCTGCGGTTGTAATGTCCAGGGACCGCCCGTTCGTCTGGATCGACTTGTCCAGCGCGTCCAGCGCCCCATACCAGCCGACCGCGGCCTGTGTGGCACTGATCGCCAACAGGCCGGACGCCTGCATGGCGGTAATCAGCTTGTTCAGGTCCGTCACCGTCCCGTCCGCGGCAATGCCGTCCGCGGCCAGCTGTGTGGCCATGGCCTTGGTTGCCGCGGTCATCGCCTCCGTGGGTCCCGCGCCGGCTGCCACAAACGCGTTGTACGCCTGCAGCTTCGCCTGTGCGCTGGCCAGTGCGCCCGCATTGGTTTTCAGGGTGTTCGTCAGGGCGTTCTGCTTCTGATCCCACGCCGCACCCGCCGCGACCGCCGGGGTGTAACCGGCCGCCAACGTGTCCAGGTTGCTGTACTGGTTCTGTGTGGCCGCCGCCGCGTCCATGGCGGCCCGCTTGTTCGTGGCCAGTGTCTGATTCAGCGCGTCCATGGCACCGGGCATGCCCAACACCACATTCTTGAGTTCCTGGTTCGAGACGCCCAGTTCCTTGGCCTGCTGCAGGGCGCCCGAATCCGCAAGGGCCTTCGCGGCCTGAGCGGTCACGTTCGCACCAATCGCATCATTGTCCTGCTTCAGCGCGTCCGTGTAGGACTGGACCGCCTGCGTGGACGGGCCGCTATTCATGGCCACGGCAGCCCACGCCAGCGCCAGCGCGCCCAGACCGGCCACGACCCACCCGATAGGCCCAAGGGCCGCGTCAATGGCGCCACCGGCCGCTGTGGCGGCCTCACCGGCCGCCACCGACCCGGCAGCGAACGCTTCCTGCGCGCCGGCACCGGCCAGGGCCGCCGCCGACGTCGTCCCAATGCGGGCACCAAGCCCGGCAATGGCCGCCGAAGCGGTCGACACCATGGGCCCGATGAAGCCCCACAGCTTGAACGCGATAAACGCGCCGGTCGCCGCCCCCGCCAAACCCGTCACCACAGGAAGCGGCAGCGTGTTGATAGCGGTCGTGACCACGGACACCCCCGTGGCGATACCCGTCAAAATGGTCAGGGTGGTGCTGCCCAAAGGTGCCAGGGCAATGAAAACCTGTGCGACCGTGTTGATCAGCGACCCGAACAGCTGCCCCACCACGGGGAGCTCCTGGAGCGCATAGTTCCCAAACGCCTCCAGCCCGGTGCCGGAGGAAAAACCTGCGAAGCCGGCGCTCAGCGACTGCACGCCCTGCGCGGCCAGGGCCAGGGCCGGGGCCATGACCTGGAAACCGTTCACCAGACCGGTCACCACGTTCACGACCGTGTTGCCCGCCACGTTGGCGAAGCCCTGCATTTCCGAAGTCATGGCAGGCATGGCGGTCTGGAATTCTGCCGCACCGGCCAGGAACGGTGCCAGCACCGCACCGGCCGCCACCGTCTCCAGCTGCGACAGATCCGTGTGCAAAAGCTTCAAGGCGACGTCGTACTGGTTGCCCACGGTTGTGCCCGCAGCGACCTGCTCATTGATGCCGGCGAACGCCATCGCACCCGCCACACCAACACCGAGGAAGCCGGCGCCCATGGTGGCCAGCCCGGCACCGATGGGGATGATCGCCGGGCCGAGGACGGCCAGGGTTGTGCCCAGCACAGCCCACATGCCATAGGCGCCACGGGCAGCGTTGCCGCCGTTGGTGGTCGCCTTCGCCCCATCATTCTCTGCAGCCGTGGCACCCTCACGGGCCACGGTCAGCCCGTACATGGTGTCGCGTTCAGCAGCGGCCGCCGCCGTGGCACCCTTCTTCGCCTCCGCGAGGCGTTGGTCCGCCGCCGACGCATCCTTCGCCGCCGCCGCAGCATCATCAAACGCCCGGCTCACACCCTGCGCGGACACGGACGCATCATTCTGCGCCCGGGCCAGATCCCCATACGCCGCGTCCGCCTTCGCCGACGCCGCCTCCGACGCGGCCATCGCATCCGCGAGCTCACGCTGCGCCGCCGCTGCGGCGCCCGTGCCCGTGTCCACCACGGACACGGTCTCCACATGGCTGCCACCAAGGGATGGCATGTTGTCCGCGGTCACCGAAATGTGGGCGTTGCCGCCGGCAGCCTCCTTGGCCCGCTCAATGACCGCCAGTTCAGCCAGAACTTCAGTCATGTTGGTGCTGATATGGATCTTCGTGTCACCCTGGGAAAGCTCGTCCGCCTGGGCTTTCGCCTCAACCAGCTTCGCATCCCAGTCGTCCTTGTTGATTTTCAGGTAGCCAATGATCGACCCGGCACTCGCCGGATGATTGCCAAAGTCGGTCACTGTGTCTCCTTTGTGAAATACCTGCCCAAGCGCGTGTCAGAACAAAGCAGCCCGGCGACCCGCACCCGGAACCACCGCCAGGACTTGACGGCAAAAACGGCTTCCAGGTCTATCCCGTAGCTTTCGGCGAAGTCGGATTCGAGGAGGATCCACTGGGCGAAGATTTCGTCCCACGGGACGGTCTCGCCTTCTTCTTCGGGGAGTTCGTAGTACTCGAACCAGCCGGTGGAGGCGTCGTAGCGTCCGCGTCCGTAGGGTGCAATGTCCTCGAGGCTGCCGCCAATGCGGCGGCGAGTGCTTCCGGGATTTTGCCACTCTCCCAAAACGCTTCGGCGGCGGGGCGCCCGGCCTGAACCTCAGCCAGGGCGGTGAGCATCATGCGCGTCACGGCCACAGCCGGAACGTTGTCCTCCACCAGTTCGGCAGCCACATCCCCGAGGAGAATGTCTTCCATTTCCTTGCCGGTGATCGGCTCCGAACCAATGCGGAGCAGCCGTGTCGCGTCCCGGACACCGACCAGCGGCAAGGTGTAAACCTTGCCGCCGACCGGCAGTTCGAGCCGTTCCACGAATTCCATGTAATCGCGGAAGGACATGGGTTACGCTGCGCGGGTGTAGGGGAACGACGCGGACGCGCCGGCACCGTTCTGTACCGTGACCGGGGCCGAACCGGCGGACCCGGACGGCAGGATCGCGGTGATCACATTGTCGGAGACGAGGATGTACGACGTTGCCGTCGTCCCGCCAATCTTCACGCCGGCGGCAATGGTGCCGGTGAAGAAGGATCCCTGAATTTCGATCATGCCCGCCGTGCCGACCGCAGCCGGGGTTACGGAGGTAATGACCGGGACCGGGTTCACGATGGTCACGTTGGGCAGTGCCGGGAAACCGCCGTCAGCGGTCAGCGTGGCCGTGATCTCCTCGTTGTCGGCGGTCGCCGTCTTGGTCGGCTTCCACTCAACCCACGCCCACCCGCCGCGCGCCTCCAGCCCCGTGGTCCGGTCGAACCACTGCACATAGACGTGGCCGGGGACACCGAACTGGTCCAGCGCGGCACGCAGGAGTTCCTGCCCCGGGTCGGGGACGCCGGCGGTGAACCGGCGAATGAACTTCAGGACGGCGGAACCGGCCTGCATGTTCTTCGACGCGGACTCCCAGCCGTTCGTCTCGTAGAAATTGGTGGCCTGCAGGGTCGGCTTCACGTCAAACGCGAAGTCCTCCAGGCCGTTGACATTGAGCCACGTCGCGTTGTCCGACGAGACCTGCACCTGAAACCGGCGCGCGAGGGATGAAACAGTCCCAGTCATGGGGATAACTCCTTTGGTTAGTTCCAGCCCGGAAGCGCCGGGGTGGGTTGATAGTCGCAATCGAGGTAATACTTGTCGGCGCGGATGCTGCGCTGCGCCTCGTCCTGCCCCATCGGGGCGGAACTTTTGCGGTACACCTGCCGGGCGTACACGGACCCGAACCACACGCCCGTGAGGCCGTGCAGGGGCGTCTTAATGGCCGACGCGAGGTCGTCGACATCCAGGGGATTGCCGGGGAGTCCGCGCATGGCCAGCTGCACCATGACCAGCCCCCACGGGTTACCCGGGTCGTCGGTCATGGGGGTCACGTTCACGACGACCACACGGTCCGGTTCGGGCGGCATGATCCCGAAGAACACGCCCGTCTGGCCCGCCGTATACTCACCGGAGGCGTTGTATGTGACACCGATGCCGGCGGCGCCCAACAGGGCAGCCACACCCTCCGCTATCTCCCGGTCGCTCACAGCCTGATCCCGTCCGCCACGATCTGGATCGCCGTGTCCTTCTCCTCGAGAATGGTTTTCTCCAGGAAGAAGCGTTCACCGCCGCGGTGATAGACCAGCAGCTTGCCGAATACCCCGTACCGGTAAAAAATGCCTTCGTGCTGGTACAGGGCGTAGGGGCCGGGGTAGAAGAGGGAAGCCTGCTCGGCGTCCGACTCGACCTCCCCGGAAGCTTTCAGGTTCCCCGTGTCAAGCGGGATCCTTGGGGTTGTCTCGGTATGAATGTGTTCCATGGCCTGAAACAGTGCGTCGGGGAGGCTGCCGTTCAGGTTGTCCTGGATCGGTCCGAAATCGATGTCGTTCTCGTACTCCATGCCAGCCCCCTAAACGAGTTTCACCAGCAGATGGTCGGGCAGCCCGAGCATCCCGGACAGGTAGGCGTTGGCGAACCTCACCCGTCCCACGCCGCTGCTCGGCGTGGTCACCAGTGAGTTGATCGTGAACAAGGCCTGATTGGACGGGTCACAGTAGAACGTTGACGAGGACAGGACCTGAATCCCTTCCTTCGAAAACAGGACCTTCTGTGCCCCGTCCAGGAAGCCGTCCACCTGCACGCCGGGCGCATACTCCGGCCCATGGGATCCGGTGCCCGTGAACGTCTGCACGGTCACGGTATGGATGTAGAAGTCGCTGATCATCACACGACCCAAGGGGTGCTGGGGACCAGGTTCGCGGCCTGCAGGATCCGGCGCGCGTCCAGGCACAGCCCGACCACGGACTCATGTTTGTCAACCGCCAGCTGCTTCGCGTCCGCGAACGTCAGCCGGGCCGAGCCGATGGCTTTCGACGTGGCCACGGACGGGTCCGCGACACCGCCGGACAGCGGGTTGTAACCGATGTATGCCAGGGACGCGGCTTGGCAGCATGTGGCATCGCTGAACGCCTGCAGGATCTTCGCGTCCACGGGCATCCCGGTGCCGTCCACCGCGTAGAAGCACAGTTCGGTCGTC